GTTGGCCAGATCCGCCTCCTGATTTGGCTTCCTTTCCGTGTCATCAAAGCTTTCTTGTTTGCTTGCCTAGCTTTCGTTCTTCCTGACTCGGTTTTCTTATATTTCAACCTCGGCCTTTCCACCCTTTATGATGGCCTTCTTCAAGCGAGGTACGACCCCGAGTCTGTGTATTCCGATCTTTGGAAACTTTTCAGGGGGTTGCCGTTGGCGATTCTGAACGATGGCGTCATTCAAAGCATGAATGCCGCCATTGCCCAGACTCGCCCTCAGTTTCCCCCTCAGGCTTCTGAAGATTGGGATGAGCTGTGGTCTGGTGGTGGGCGCCTTTCAGGCGTCTACTACCAGACCATGGTTAATCTGACTCGTCGGGTCGTGCTCCGCTTTCATTCTTATCTTGATGGTATCCGGCTTCCTGAGTTTGTCCAAGCTCAATATCAACCTCCGACCACTGATTCCCTTAGGGCTACCTTCATGATTGTTCAAGGCCTCGGTATTCCCTTGACGCAGGGCTTCCTCGACTCCTTTGGGCCCCATGCTGACCCTACTGGTAACCCGTATCTCACTGAATGGGCTTCTTTGAAAGACCGAATCCTCGGTTATTCCAATTATGCTCTTGGATTTCGGGAGAAGAAAGTTGCCGTTTTTGACTGGGCCAAGGATATTACCACCTTCGCCCATCTTGTCAAGGGCGGCATCTTTTCCCTCACCTTCACTGGGACTTCTGAAGAGATTGCCTCTACCTCCCGTTACTGGATTCATAAGCCTAAGAAGGACCCTGTCTTCACTGCCGATGAAGAGTCTGACCTCATTGATGGCATGTGGTCCTCCTTTTCAAGGCAGTATGGGCACTCAAGCCTGACATCGATTTCTGAGGCTCTTAATCATTGGTTGACAGGCAAAAGGGTTAAGTACTCTGTCGGGTTTGGTGTTGGTTACCGTAAGGTCCGTGGTCGGACTGTTCAATATACCCGCGGCCAACTTGTTTCTCTTGTTGGCGGCAAACGACGCATGCTTCAGATTTGGGAAAAGATTTTTTCCTGTGGTTCTTCCCTCAACTGGCCTTCCTCTGTTTTCACGAAGGCTGAGGTTCTCAAATCTGAAAAAGCGGTTTCCCGTTCTGTACGTACTATTATTGGCATATCTTTTCCTCACTATATTCGTCAGATGGTCACTTCTTATCGCCCAGACCATAATTATTCGGTCTGGGATGTCTCTCCCAAGGTTGGGATGTCCATTAATGGACTTAATTTTAATCGTATTTGGTGTAATTTGGCTACTCGTAACAAGATTTTCGCTGGGGACATGACCGCTTTTGACTCCACTCAGCCTTCTGTCGTTTTGCGCCTTGTCAAGGCGATCCGGCAAAAGGGCTACGACTTTCACGAAGACAGTGC